CCTTGTAGAGCACGCAAAATAGGCAGAGAAGCGAAACTTTCAAGACCCTCAGGCCTATACTGCATGAAAGGGAACGAAGCCTTGTCTAACGCATCCATGATCCTCTGCGTTGGACCAGCTCTTCGGAATATTTCCGTCAGTTCCATGCCACCCTGAACGAGCTTATCCCCTTTATAACCAAACTCTACAATTTTAGGAAATCGTGGATCATACTTACAATTCTCCACTTGCATCCATAAGCGAGAAGAAACTAAATATTCATCCCAATCCTCATGCCAATGCTCAAATCCAAACCAGCCCGTTGCGGATCTGAATGGGGAATGTATGCCATGGCATATACCATTAACTTTCATTGATAGTATATGCAACTTCTGCAAGAATAATAGATACTCATCGCTTATCACCTGCTTTTCAGGATTCATTTCTAAGCCTAGCTCAGAAACTGTATCACTCACACGCTCGGGTGGAATGAAGGGCTCGAACACACAGACGAGATCATCTCCCATAATCTCAATCCCGCGTAACGTTGCTTCATTCCTTATCGCTACGTATTCCATTGCTATATGGTTGCAATTACCATCTCGCAAATTAGTGGTACTAAAACCACTCGGAACACCACCGACTTTACCATATTTAACTTCCCATGGTATAACCAACGGCACGGTCTTAAATGCCTCAATAGAAAGTTCAATATCGTTACTAAGTGACTCAGGCATCCAATACTTCTCCAAAGACCCAGCACAATCAATAAGTTGTCTAGGACATGAAGAATCAAATCTTCGAAAATCACCTGAAAATGTTGGTACACCCAGTTCCTCTGCCATATTCATCAGTTTCGTAACTCCTATAGACACATCCTCAGGTGTACCCCAGGCTGCGTGACCTGGTACATGACGTAAAGCGTTCAATATCGGATACATGAAACGAGCCTCGTATATCACGATCGTTTTATCAGCGCCAAATACTGGACGCAATTTCGCACACTCACTTCCACTTTGTTGCCCCCTTACAAATAGTTGTGAAGGGTATACATCTTCAGGTACTTCTAAACTCTCTGCCCTGATTAGGTATTCTTGTGAATGCTCACCATCATTTTCAAGATAAGGCCATCCACTTGACTTACTCCAATCTACAGTATCAAATGCTGTTTTGAACCCTAGTGGTCTTACCGAGTGAGGCCTGAGCTGTTGTGCTACTTTCAAAGTTGCATGTCTCAATGATTCTTCATCACCTGAGAAACTCTGAGAATAGTACGCTTCCACTTTCTCCTTAAGTTCATCACTAAAAGGCTTGGCTCTAGAAAGTGTCCCTACAAGCTTACGCTCTTCCTCATCACGCCTATCGATAATCGCATTTCCGCTATTTCCAATGGTATTAGCTAACTCATTAAGAAGTTCATCACGGGGACCTCCGTCCCAGAGTGGGGTACGAAAATCCTGCTCTTCACCCTCGGCGATCCTCGATAATATGTTCGCGGCTCTCTTGAGCGCGTTTTGGGAAACGGCTCTTCCTTGGAAATCGAGAGCGGCTGCTAAATGAATTGGTCTCTTCATACTTACCACGATCCACCTCTTTATTCTTAGACAACAATGATCTGCACTCCGCGGGCACAGAATCAAAGTCACCCGTCCTCTCAGCTTCTTCAACTATAGCATAACAATAGTCAGGTACATTAATGGAGGCACTACCTGTCATTACATCAGTATCCCCAAATATACCTAACTCATGTAAACCCTCAGTAGCAACACCCCTCGCAGCACCACCAGCTGCACCACCTACTATC